CCCCGACGAACTTCATAATGAAGAAACACGTAATCCTTGGATGAAGCGACATTTTTGGGAAATGAAACCCCGTATTTCCTTGCCTTGGAACCCTAACGACGAATTAACGAAAATCGCCCCGATCGTAAACTGAATCCTATTTGAATAGGAGATCCGTCGGATTTTAGGCCAGGTAAAACATTACCACTCGGTCCTCGAACGTTCATAATTGGACGAACAATATCCGCTTCAGGAATTTGGATACTGAAGTTGGTTTCCCGATGATTCCAATAATCGTTATTGATCTTGATCATTTCACGTACAGAACGCGACATCATAAACCCTTCTGAATCTGGATTAGACCAGTTGCGTTGGAGATATATCAAGTATTGCTTTCGGTACTCTGACGCCCTTGTGTTCTGTGTTAGCATAATTAAGGTATCAATGCTATCGCGAACAGTTTGAATAATAGGTTTATCAAGACGAGCATTTACAGTATTATGGGCTCGGCAAATAAAAGTGAATACCTCGGTCCTGCTATTCCACCAATCAGGGTTTCTTGCCATATACGTTTGATACATAGATCCAAAATGGGCTTTGCATGATGGACACGAGATTGTTTCGGCAAATAGATCTATGAACTTCTTTAAGATCATCTTATCCGCCTGAGAAGGATTCTCAGGGTAGTTTGCCGATATAGAGTGCAATGTTAACCATCCAAGTGGCCCCCACCTGGCTGTCATTAATTAATCGGCGGAAATGAAACCAGCTAACATCGCGCCACTCAGCATTTCACGTTTTATGCGAGGAGGAGTTTCTGGGTTCTTCAGAAGGTTATGCTTCTGAACCAGCTCATCAACTTTATGATCGCTCATTTTTGAGATCTTTTTCTTAATAGTCTTCCGACGCCGCTTCTCGCCCCGATCTGTAAATAATCGAATCGTGTGTTTTCGCGAAGACTTCTTGAATGGTGGGGGCTTTGCTGGATCAGGTATAGCCTTGATCTTGAATGTCTTTTTTAAAACTCCGCGAGGAAATGTCTTCATACTCTTCTTCTTTCCGGCCGACATAATAGGTTTGAGATCAGGTTTTGGGGCTGGATTTGGTTCGGGTTTGGAAACCGGTTCGTCTGCACCTACCTTGGTAATTTTGATGACCTTGTCAGACATACTCCTATTATTAAAAACGAATAATTAGATTTACGGGAACCGAGTCTTATAGAACCATCATGGAGTGGGACGCAATCAAGACTTATTTTAAGAATGGTGTCCCACGTCTTGTTGAGCATCAGATTGAATCATTTGAGGATTTCGTTCGTAATAAGATTCCACTGATCGTGTGCTCAACGGCTCCGATCGTGGTATGGCATGAGCAGGATGAAACCACGAAAAAGTACAAGTACGAATTTCGTCTGACGTTTGAGAATATCACGTACACCAAGCCGCGAATCCAGGAGGCTACTGGGCGAATTAAGCCTATGTTTCCCCAGGACGCACGTACGCGCAACTTTACGTATGCTGCTCAAATGTTCTCGGATATTCGGTTTACTGCAAGGTCATACAAGGGTCCAACGTACGCTACGTTTGATGAAGAAGTTAAGGTGTTTGAGGGCGTATCTCTCGGCAAGATCCCAGTAATGCTGGGGTCGTCGCTGTGTATTATGTCAGACTACCCAATGTCCAAAGAAGAAATTGGCGAGTGCCCTTACGATCCGTTCGGGTACTTCCTGATCCATGGATCTGAGCGTACTATCCTGAGTCAGGAGAAGGTTGCTGATAACCAGATTATGGTCTTCTTTAACAAGAAGACGGCATCTAAGTACACTTACTCTGCTGAAATGAAGTCGCTGCACGAATCGTTCACGACTCCTCCCAAGAAGCTGGAAGTGCGCATCTCAGCCAAGTTCAATGGATATGGATACCCACTCACAATGTGTGTTCCCCGTTTTCGTGAAGACATTCCACTCTGTGTGATGTTTCGTGCTCTAGGAGTTGAAAAGGATCAGGATATTGCTGACATCATTTGCCCGGACGGCGATGAGCGTCAGGTCGAGGTTCTTGCTGCTTCGTTCCGCGAGTGTGCTGATATCAAGGTGTTTACGCGCGACGATGCAGTTGAGTACTTGACTCATCATTTGCAATACGGCACCACGCAGGAAGATAAGAAGGCGTATGTCCGTTCACTGCTGGAAACCGAGTATCTTCCTCACGTCCGGTTTGGTGGCGATACGTCCCCACTCTCAGTCCTAGAAGCCCGAAAGGTTATTCTTACTGGATGGATTGTGCGTAAGCTGATGATGACGAGTTCTGGAAGACTGAAGATTGATGATCGCGACGCTTACCCAAATAAGCGCGTAGTATCTACTGGCGCACTCCTGACCCATCTGTTCCGCCAACTGTTCCAAAAAGTATGTAAGGATATTCGCTCAAAGTTCGTTCACGAGGTCAATAACGATACATGGAAGAAGCGCGAAACACCTCGGCCACTGGAAGTTCTGAATGTCAACAATCTGTACAAGATTTTGAAGGTGTCTACGATTGAAGGTAAGCTCAAACAGGCTTTGGCGACCGGAAACTTTACAGTACAGGGACTCGGTACATCTACGGTGTCTACCGCTACGAAAATGGGTGTATCTCAAGTGCTGAATCGTCTGTCGTATTCTGCGACACTGAGTCATGTGCGACGTATTCAGACGCCAGTTGAGAAGTCGGGTAAGCTTCTGGCTCCACGCAAACTTCACGGTACATCTTGGGGCTACGTTTGCCCGGTCGAAACTCCTGAGGGTCATTCAGTAGGTATTGTAAAGTCAATGTCTATGCTGACTTCAGTGACCCAACACAGTCCAGCTGCTGTCGTTCTGACTTTTCTCAAGAACCAATCAGTCGAATGGATTCGGGATATTCGTAAGTATAATGGTGCTATGGTCATTCTAAATGGCGTGATCCTAGGGTACACTACAACCCCCGAGATTCTACACGCTGACCTGCGAAAGGCCAAGAAGTTGTTCAAGATTCATCCGCATACCGGCGTGTCATGGAACATTCATCAAAATATTCTGAATGTGGAAACTGACGGAGGCCGGTTCGTGCGTCCACTGTTTCGCGTAGAAGACGGTAAGATGCTTCCTCCTCCTGTAAGGGCTGATGAGTGGAACGACTGGGTTCGGACGTGTGTAGAGTACATTGACCCAGCAGAAACTGAGGTGATTCGGGTTTCAATGTTTCCACACGAAATCACTAAGTCGCATACTCACTGCGAGATTCACCCTACGCTGATTCTGGGACATATGGCTTCTTCTATTCCCTTCTCTGACCACAATCAATCTCCGCGCAACACTTATCAGTCAGCGATGGGTAAGCAGTCTATGGGAATCTTTGCTCGGAACTACGCCAAGCGTCTGGACAAGAACGGATACATTCTCTGCTCCCCGATGCGTCCTTTCGTAGAAACCCGAATGATGAATGTTCTGAACACGCACGAAATGCCGAGTGGCGATAACGTGATTGTTGCAATTGGTATTTATTCGGGCTACAACCAGGAAGATTCGGTCATTATGAACCGTGCAGCTATTGATCGGGGAATGTTCCGGACGCTTTATTACACGATCTACAAAGACGAAGAGCATCGTAATGTTTCATCAGGTAAGGAGGAGAAGTTCGCTAAGCCTCGTCGCGAGAACACGCGAGGTTTCAAGACATCTGCGTACCACGCTATCCAAGATAATGGTGCTCCGGCTCTTCATTCATACATTAAGGAGAACGATGTCGTGATCGGTAAGGTTACTAGCCTAAAAGCAGATCCGAATGGGTACGCTTTCCGCGACTCGTCTACGATTCACCGTAACTCTGAAACGTGCCGGGTAGACGGAGTTTGGAACGAGAAGAATTCCGACGGGTACCCTTTCGTAAAGGTTCGCGTAGTTTCTGAGCGTGTTCCTGAAGTAGGTGATAAGGTATCATCTCGCCACGGACAAAAGGGTACGTGTGGCATCATCTTGAACGAGGAAGACATGCCGTACACTGCAAGTGGTCTGCGTCCTGACATTATCATGAACCCTCATGCCGTGCCTTCACGCATGACAATTGCTCAGCTGATGGAAACGATGCATGGCAAAATCTGTGCCGAAAAAGGTACGCTGGGTGACGGCACGCCCTACTCTCATCTGAAAATCGGGTCGCTGAAGGAACATCTACTAGCTATGGGAATGCATCCTTACGGCAATGAGATTATGTACAATGGCCAAACTGGCGAAATGATGGAGAGCGAGATCTTTATTGGTCCCACATTCTACCAGCGCCTGAAGCATATGGTAGTAGATAAGAAGCACTCGCGTTCGCGCGGTCCGATTGTCAGCTTGACGCGTCAGCCATGTGAGGGTCGGTCACGTGACGGCGGTCTGCGTGTAGGTGAGATGGAGCGCGATTGTATGTTGTCCCACGGCCTTGCAGTGTTTACGAAGGAACGTTTGATGGATGTATCTGATCCCTTTAGGACGGGATTCTGTAAGACGTGTGGAACTTTGGCGGTCGTGAATCCGTTGGAAAATGTGTACCATTGCGGCAACTGCGGAATGAAGACTCACTTCGAAATGAAGACAATTCCTTATGCTGTTAAACTTTGGTCACAGGAACTGGAAGCTATGCATATTGTACCCCGAATGGTGTTCGAATAGTTTAAAGATTGAAAATATTACATAATAATGTTAACCGTCTGGAAAGGAGATTGGATTGGACTGGGAAACCAGCTTTTTATCCTAGCAGCTGGTGAGTCGTATGCAAAACAATCGGGCCGACAGTTTTATATCTCAGATAAAATGTCAGCTTATAACCCACATTCGAGAACAAACTATTTTGCTACTATTTTTAAACATTGGGACCAATTTTATATGAAAAATGAAAATCCTACTAACCCTATTTTTGATCCTAACTTAGGAGATCCGTTACCAGATAATGCTGAGCTTTTTGGGTTTTATCAAGATTGGCGAATTATTGATCCAATCCGCGAACAGTTTATTAGCAGATTAACATTCAATCAAGACATACTGAAAAAGTACCCTGATATTTCGGAGAGGGTATTTTTACATGTGCGGGGAGGCGATTATCTTACATGGGAAGGATATGTAGACTTAACTAAATATTACCAGAAGTGCTTGTCTATGATCAATAGTAAGATAGTCGTGTTTACTAACGATATTGCGTACGCTCAGAAAGTTCTTAAACGTCCGTTTGAATGTATTTTAGAAAACGAAGAGGATACGTTGTACCTTATGTCCAAGTGTAAGGGATGTATATGTGCAAACTCATCTTTTTCGTGGTGGGGAGCATACTTGAATCCAAATCGCCAGATCTTTATCCCAACAAAGTGGTATAAATCCGAAGTAACAAAGTATAGTTTTCCTGGAACAACTATTGTGGACGTTTAATGATAATGCAGTACCTTGTAGAGTTCGTAGGTACTTTAATTATTGTATATGCCCTTCTTCTAACTGATACAAATCCAGCCATAATGGCTATAGTTTACTTTGCAGTGTTCACTGTAGCTGGTGAAATGGCTACAGGAACATTCAATCCTCTGGGTGCTTTAGGGTACTACATGATTGGACGCATGTCGCTACAAGAAATGGCTCTGAATGTAGCTGCCCAGATTTTTGCGATGGAGGCTGCAGTAATCTCTTTCTTACCGATAAAGGCTTTCATAGGAGATATGTATTAGTGGTAAATGAGCTTGTACCTTTACGTTATTGATCCCAATCACCGCGAACGTCAGCGTGAACATGTCCGTAATCGTCGCCCAACGGATTCAGGCGTTGATCTTATTTCCCAAAATACTGTTCTGAATGTTGCTGTTCCATACAATCTTGGAAAGGAAATCAGGACAGGTGTGATTGCGGCTGCTGTAGATAAGCAGGGCGATCCAGCTCCGTACCTTCTCCTGGCTCGATCATCTACATCCTTGACACCTCTGCGTATGTCTAATCAGGTAGGTCTGGCAGATGCAGGGTACCGCGGAGAATTGATTGCGCGCGTAGATTGTTTGGATCCCAATATTGAACAATACACTATTCCACTAGGTAACCGTTTGTTTCAGATCGTTCAGCATAATTGGCTGCCGTACGATCGGATTATTTTGGTAGATTCTCCTGCGGATCTTCCTGCTCCTCCTGACAATCGTGGTGGTGGTGGATTTGGATCTACAGGAAACTAGTTTTATAATGAACAGAATAGAATGACGTCATACTATAAAAACGCCATTTTCTTAAATGGTAATTTTTATGTAAAAAAAGAAGATATTACCGAGGTAAGCCTACATAATCGACAATATAAACCATACGCTCCGCTTGATATTGAATTAATACCTAGAGAGATATTGTCCAATGCTAAGGAATATCCTCATGGAATAATCTTTACAGAAGGGTTTCATTCTAATATGGGACATTTGTTATGGGATGCCATGTATCCTACATGGTACGGATTATTTCATTCCGATGAAGATGCATGGAATAACAATTTTCAATGGATGGCAACTGATTCATTTTATTCTCAGTATAGTTCGGGTTGGCATCTTGATATATTAGAAACGTTTTCAGGTAATAAAATTACGACACCTAATCAGCTATCCAAATATCACAATGGGCCACTAAAAATACCATTTTTAGTTGTCGGATGTGCAAATATTGGGATAAATTGTGTTGATAGATCATTTTGTGTTATGAGATCATATAAAGATCATACATCCGATCCCGTTGAAGCATTTGTAAACAGGATGTACAGTCGATATAAAATACATAGAAACTTTCGCTTACCAACTTCGACTATCAATATTGTTTATGCAACAAATAAGAGATCTTATAAAAATGTTGATGAGGTATTCAAACAGTTATCCGAAAAGTATACCGATAAATGTGCGTTCAAAATAATCAATTGGGCAGATTATACATTCAAACAACAGTTAGAATTATTGAATACAATAAGTATACTGATTTGTGGTGGAGGAACGGTGCGCACAAATACCCCCCTTTTAGCAAACGGTTCAATTGAAATTCAGACGAATGATCATTCATCTGATCTTCCAAATAATATTGATTACTTTGATTATCATATTGGAACATTAAGCAGGTTTGTTCGCGTGCTAAATATACCAGAGTATACTAAGTCTGAAGTTGAAGATCGATTATGTTCTCACCATCTTTCTAAGTATATAGACGATGCCATAAGTATGTTTCCGGCAAAAACACCAGTCCACTTTACGGAAAATATTCCAAACGATGTACTTGACTTATCTCTAAAGGTTACAGATGAGTTATTTAATGGTTGGAAAAACATGCATACAACAAGTATTGCACATTTGATTCGTAAAGTATATTCGAAGTGAAATCACTTCAAAGCCCTTTTAGCATAGTGGTATTGCGTTCGCCTTGTAAGCGAAAGGTCCGTGGTTCGATTCCACGAGGGGGCACATTCGGCGGTTCAAACGATATCCCGAATGATCCACAAAGAAATTGCATCGTGAATCACTGCTCCCCAGTAGGCTGAATACAGTGACTGCCCAAAACCAAATATCATCCCTAGAATGAGGACGATGGAGCGCAGGAACGTATTTAAAATGGGGTTCGCGGTCGGCCAGAGCAGGACGTTCATTTCTCCCCCTAAATATTTTTTCTTGCAGTAGAGCATAAACACAAAATGGGAGGTGGTCTGATGCAGCTCGTCAGCTACGGCGCGCAGGATATTTACATCTCGGGCAATCCCCAGATCACGTTCTGGAAGATTCTGTACAAGCGCCACACGAACTTCGCTGTGGAGTCCATTGAGGTGACGTTCAACGGTCAGGCGGACTTTAACAAGCGCGTAACGGCTGTCATCAACCGTAACGCCGACCTGATGTACAAGACGTACATCCAGGTTGTACTCCCTGAGATTACCCTCTCAGCCTCGGGCACGACGGGCCTGACGGCGGCGGGTGCTGGTTTCCGCTGGCTCAACTACATCGGACACCGCCTGATCAACCAGGTTGAGCTCGAGATCGGTGGTCAGCGCATTGACCGCCAGTACGGCGACTGGATGCAGATCTGGACGCAGCTGTCGACGGATGCCGGTAACATCTCCGTGCTGGACTCCATGCTGGGCAACACGCACGACCTCGTGCTGCTGAAGCGCTCGACGGGCCTGGCGCTCGATGCGACCTGCTCGGCGTCCGAGACGACGATCTCTTGCGTACCCCGCAACGGCACGCCCGCCAAGACGCTGTACATCCCCCTCCAGTTCTGGTTCTGCCGCAACCCTGGTGTGGCGATCCCCCTCATTGCGCTCCAGTACCACGAGGTGCGCATCAATGTTGACTTCGAGACGTGGCAGAACTGCCAGTACGCCGAGTCGGCTGTCGGTCAGCCCACGGCCGTTGCTGCCCAGTCCCTGGCTGCTGCCTCGATCTACGTCGACTACGTCTACCTCGACACGGAGGAGCGCCGCCGCTTCGCCCAGCAGTCGCACGAGTACCTGATTGAGCAGGTGCAGTACACGGGTGCTGAGTCGATCACGTCGTCGTCCAACAAGGTCCAGCTGAACTTTAACCACCCCGTTAAGGAGCTCCAGTGGGTCGTCCAGCGCGACTCGTTCGTTGACTGCTCGACGGCCTCGTGGCTCGCGTCGGTTGGCGGTGCCCAGCCCTTCAACTACTCCGACGACTTCTCGACGGACGGCATGATTGTGTCGCTGCTCTCGCAGGCGAACTCTGGTGCGGTAGGCAGCGCCGTCGCTACCTACACGGCGTCGGCTCAGCTGGCCACGGCTGTGCTGGGCCAGGCCGGAACGGAGGGCACCTCGCTGATCGGTGCGGACTCCCAGGATCTTGCTGGCGTTGCCGAGTTCGACGCGGGCGTCAACTACCTCCTCGCGAAGGTCATTCTTGCCTCCAACGTGCGCTGCGAGGGCAAGAACCCCGTGGAGGTTGCCAAGCTGCAGCTCAACGGCCAGGACCGCTTCACGGAGCGTGAGGGCGCCTACTTCGACAAGGTGCAGCCTTACCAGCACCACAGCCGCTCCCCGTCCACGGGTATTAACGTGTACTCGTTCGCCCTGCGCCCCGAGGAGCACCAGCCTTCCGGCACGTGCAACTTCTCGCGCATTGACAAGGCCACGCTCCAGCTCACGGTTTCGCTCAACACGGTTGTTGGCACCCGCACGGCCCAGGTACGCGTCTACGCGCTCAACTACAACGTCCTCCGCGTCATGTCCGGCATGGGTGGCCTCGCGTACAGCAACTAAGCGTTCACCTTATTGGTGTTTGCTTGGTAATCGTAATAATTGGAAACGTAACAAAAACACAATTGAGGTTCAAGACTGAGCTTCAATTGTGCTATAAAAATAATGCAGTGGTGGAATCTAGTTGATAAAATCATTTTTATAAATTTGGATCACCGAACCGACAGATTGGAAAACATGCAGCGTTTTTTCACTGAGGCTCGAATTCCTTCCGAAAAGATTGTTCGGTTTTCAGCGATACGCGAAACGCCAGGAATTGTCGGTGCAGCAAAAAGTCATATTTCGGTCTTGAAAATGATACGAGATAATGGATGGGATAACGTACTTATACTAGAAGATGATGTACAATGGGTGAATTACTCAAATGAAATCTTATTGGAACATATCAAAAACCCGTTCGATGTTCTGATGTTAGGAGGAGTGTATTTTCGCACTGAAGGAAATCGTATTACTAAAGGATACCATACATGTTCATACATAGTTAAACGATATTACCTTGTCAGATTATTAGACAACTTTGAATGTGGGTTAAAAAAATTATTATCTAATAAATTCAGTTTATTTCAAAAAAGAAATGAGATGATAAAACATGACAATCACAATCATATAGACGTTTATTGGTGTAAACTACAACAAATAGATAATTGGCGATGTATACTTCCCGCAATGGTTAGTCAAATAGAATCGTATAGTGATAATATAGGCGCGTAATGTTTACGTTGCGTGATTGGCAACGCAATCCTAAACATAAACCAAATTTGATTGTCAATGCTTCAGCTATTGACGGATCTGATTCTCCACAAAAATTTCCCATTGGAATGTGTTTCAAGTATGTTACTTATCAAAATCTGGAAACGCAACTAGGGCATCATGAAAATCTAGTATTTTGCGGAATCCGTGAATCTACAGATAATCTTAGACGCAAAAAAGTACTGAATAGATCGGCTATTGTGCGTATATTATCATCCAATGGAATTGAGAATACAATTCTTCCATCTTCCGAGTATTTTACATCGCTTCCGAGCTATAAATTTGTGATAAGTCCAGAAGGAAACGGTGTGGACTGCCATCGACACTATGAAGCACTTATGGCTGGATGTATTCCGGTAGTAGAAGACAGTATACATGTTCGAGAAGTATACGGGAACTGTCCGATTTTGTACACTACCGATTACTCTGAAATTACGTCAGAGTACCTTGAGAAAAAGTACGATGAAATGATTGATAAGACTTACGATTTTTCAAAGTTGTTTGTGTCGTCATATTCTCCAGACATACAGACTGAAATTCGGAGAAACAGTTCTTTTTGGACACGAATAGTTGAACCGAGAAAAATTCGGTGGGGTATTAAGTAAATAATGAACGCTTCTGCTATTGTGGGTGGTCGTCGCAAGACCCAGCGTTCTTCAAAGATCGGATCCCGACGCAAAGTGTGGAACGGAACGGCCGAAAAAACGAAGGGTGGTTTGACGCGCAAAGATCTGAAAAAAAACAAGCATGGTCGTATTGTGAGCGTCAAGCGCAGTGCACGTGGCGGAGCGATGGCGATGGCTGGTGGATATGATAGCAGCAGTTCTGACGAGGACAAAAAGAAAGATGAGGAATAAATAATGAAAGTCAAGACTTGGCATATTGGATGCCTTGTAGTTTTAGTTCTGGCAGCTCTG